TTCCTTCACCATTTCCTCATACGCAACATTGAGATAAATACTTCAGGGGTCACCAAACACCATTGCCTTGCGCAGGCGCGCGTCATCATTATTTAAGTGGCATGACGGTCCCACTGGTTTAGGGCATGTACCCCACGTTGTTCCACATACCGGCAAAAGTGCCGGTTCCCGACCGCTTGTATGGTTGATAAGCGGTATTGCAGCCTTTATAGACTAAAAGTCTAAAATCATCTCCCACGGCTTGGAAGACAGAGGCTTGTTGGCGGAAAGAAGCAGCGTCCGGTGATAATTGGACATAAATCCACCCTATAATAGGGCTAATTCCGGCTGCTTGGTTGACGTTGGAAGCGAAAAACTTGGTGTAATTCGCGTTACTCTCGTTGTACTCGATGGTGGGAGCCATCTGGTACTGCGAGGCGAAGGGTACAGAGATATCCATCCATTTCTGATAGAAATCAGATCCTGTGGGCATTTCCGTGGGTGCCCCACCCATAAGCACGCTTGTTGATCCAGCGTACTTAGAATTGCACAGCCACCCAGTGGTGGCTCCGGAGTATTTCAGTGTCGCATTACTTGAAACTCCGGTGTCTGCTTCATACCCGTTCCAAACGGGTTCGAGATGATCAGGGTCGGTTTCCATTTCGGGGCCATAGGTCACCCAAACCTTTGTTATTCCTTGGCTTCCGAATTGTGTATGGGACGAGACAAAAAGTCGGTAGTGTAAGCTACCGGCCCATGCCCCGAACATGTTGACAAGTGGATGAAGTGGTGTTACCGGGAGGCACAAGATGTTAACGTTGCCTCCTTCGGATGTTGTTGTCTTTACCGAAAGGAAATGATTCCCAACTCGGTAGTAGCGGCGCAGCACCTCGTGCAAATCCCTAATAATATAGGGAAACTTTCTTTTTTCCCGATCTTGATAGGGTCGCGTGCGTCGCATTTTGGTCTCAGAAGCGGTTACCGTTTGAATGGGACCGGAGTCTTCTCCAGCCGTCCCAGTAATCACCTGAACGTTCGTTTCAGATGTCGGTCCTTGGGCTACGTAAGTCAGCCCAGTTGTAGAGACAAGATTTCTAGCCTTGATGTCCGTATCAGCAAAGTAAACACTGTTGTTGCTGTTCAGTTCATAAACTTCAAGATTTTCCAATTGAATGGACACGATCACATCAATGCTAGAGGTTACCGTTGGTGGTGCAACCAATTTGTTCGCCACAAATAGAGCCATGGTTCCCAAAGAGTAATCTTGGATTTGGTTAACGAATCCTGTTCCTCTATAGGTGCATAGATATTCAGTGGCTGAGTTGTAGGGGACTCTGATTCTCACCACATCATTGTCCGCTTCAAACGTGAGAATTTCATTCTTGAATTGGGAGCGAGTAGCGTTCAACACTACTGATGTTGGGGCTCCGTATCCAATTGTAGCCGTTAACCTCCCCGAATGGTAATTCGTCCTTGCTGCTCGAAACGTGAAGACAAAGTCCGCCCTCCAATAGCGGAACATGTTCAACAAGCACAAATTCATTGGTAGAAGTTTTGGTTCGCTGTTCAGTAAGGTGTTATACTGATCAGTTGTGAGAAGAGTTGAGTTGAGATCGACTTCAAATAATTTGGTGCCGATGTCTGAAGTGTCAGACCAAGAAAATGTTCCCAAAATACATTCTCTAGCACAAAGAGTTGACAAATCCGTCAAAGCTGGGTCATAAAAACCAAGATGTTGAAGGTTTAACAGATTGTCGGCCATATCCAATTTTGTTGTGAATTTCAAACCACGATTCCTCGAAAGAGGAGGTTGATTGATTGTTGTCGGTACGGCGCCCCCGGCAAAAGGGGGATTGTCCAGAGGTATTGCTCCGGACATGTTGATTGGCACGCTTGTTTCCACTGTAGGGCCTGCAGCACTGCAGGTGTTCCCTCCCATGTTCATTGTCGTTGCTGGGGCGGATCCTGCGATGGTTGTATGATCGTAGGTGTTGTTAAACGTGCTGTTGTAGGTCATTGAGGACATGCCTCCACCTTGAGACGTGTAAGCCACACTTTCCATGTTCACAATTCGTGAACTCACCGTTGAATTAGTGATCGAATTTGAAATCGTACGGGCTTGAGACTTGGCTGTCATCGTCAAAGGTATTGGCGGTCTTGGCAGGGTAAATTTGGCTCTCGGGAAACGAGAGTAGATGGTTAGAGTGGCAGAAGTACTTCCACCGGTCCCGGTTTTAAGGGGAGCGAGAACCATGATATTGAAGGAACCTAAAGATTCCTGATTGAGCTCCATAGCGAAGGTATTCATCGCATTTCGGTAATATTGAAACGGAGCCTCGAGTGTCGCAGTGACATTCCGATTGGGCGTTAAAAGAACATGAGGCAAGCTCATCACATTAGTGCTGTCTATACTTTGCAATTTTGAAGTTCCACACAAAGGTCTCCAGTAAACTATTAAGATTCCACATTGAAAAGGAGAACCGTTCAGTTGCACAGTGATAGCTACATCAGTCGTCAAATAGATGAAGTTCTTAAAAGGCATGTTCTGTAACGTATCGGTATTGCCAAGTTGCAACAACTCATAGGGCGCTTCCACTTCCAGCAAGTGAGCTCCACTCAAATCAGTCGTTCTCCACGTGAATTGGTTTCTGTACACGTCCGACTCTGTACCATATTTTAAACCCATTTCTTCCTCGTTGATACCCACACAAGCAGTCATTGAACTAGGCAACGTAGTCGCATTGGTCACTTCAGCGACAGCCATCGTTGTGATATCCGTTATGCCGGGTGCGTGAATCGATGTTTTATCCACGGGTTTTTGTGATATGAATTCGACAGGTTTTGTTGAAATATTTGCCGATTCAGCGAAGTAGTAGTGTCCACTGGCAGCTGTTCTTGCCGCAACTACTCTTCTCAATTCCAAGGGGTTTCTTTTGGGTGGTAGAACGTCAATAAAATGTGAGTCTTGGATCCTCTGCATTTCATTATAAAAGAATGAGTAATACTCTGGGCCCCACAACGACGCCATTTCAAGCGCTCCGGTAAGCACTTGGGTAAACTCATGTTGACTCTTGACTCTTGACCATTGCACTGTCTCATACAAAGTAGCCGTCTTCAGTGCTCCGCACCATCCAAATTCCAATTTCTTTGGGTGCGCACCTAAAAAGGTGATTTTGTCAAAAGAATCACAAAATACAGACAATTCGCTCTTCTTGTCTGCACTGGTGTAGATTTGTCCAATTTTCGCGAGTTCATCAGCGATAGTGACTGGATTAAAATCCATCACGTCTTTAACGCACAACACGTGGTCATCCCCCAAATAGATGGCCCGCACGTGTTCGTCGAAAATAAGATCCGGTTTGATCTTCGCAAAACAGTACCTCATATACATGTCATTCACAATACAGTTCACGATGGTAGTAAAAAAACAGCCAGAGAACATGCTGCTCACTGTTTTGTACCGGATATTGGCGATCTGAGAAAACGTGTCACACTCATGTTGAAAAAGAAAGTACATGAGTGGCTTTGGAATGTGACACAACTTTCCGACAACTTGGTAGGCAGCATTCCGAAAGACTGGATTCATGTGCATGTCAAACTGTTTATAATCTCCTGCAATAAACTTTGAGCCTCCCAAAGCGGTCAAGTAGTCGTACATTTTGTCGAGATCGTAGGAGTAAGGATTCAGGCCAGTGGCGAAGATGGATTTGCCCCCCGAGGCAGCCACTGCTGTTAGCAAACAACCAAAGTACTTCCGAAAGAAAATGTTGGCTCTAACGTCATTACAATAAATCATCCTGGTATTAACATTGTCGATGTGCTTCGGAGCTCTAAGCTCGTCCTTCATATAACCAATAAATTTGTGTTCATCGGCTATCTTCTTCAATGTGTCATAATCATTTTCATCGACGGCTTTCTCAATTCTTTTCTCATAAGCCTTAGATAATCTCTTGAAATGTTCGTCAATCACACATTCTCCCTGTTCCACACAAAATAATTCTTGTTTGCCTTTTGTTGTGTCGACACAAATAGGATAGCCAGCCGAGGACTTAAAATTGAGGGCTCTCAACTTCCCAGGTATACCAAAAACACATTCATGGTGAGTCAACAATCTTCTTCCTGTATTCCATACCAAAGTCGACTCCAAATTTTGATAAACTGTCTCGGCTATTTCCTCTACCAAATTCTCATCCACTGGCAAGTGTTGGATGGCAGCAACCTGCATCAGTGATCTTTTGACTGGGCAAGTTCCTTTGGCTCTTGGGTCATCCAATGACAAAATAGCAGGTTCTTTTTCGCTGGGAATAGATAATTGGCCATAGAAAATGGTCTTTTTGTATTGTGTTCGAGTGGGCATGAATATGACTTCGTTGGGTTTGGCCAGTTCCACTTCCTTAATGTTTGGCATTGAGGACATTTCCGCGACATCTTCCTCAGTGAACAGGTTCCTTGTACTCTTTCTACTACAATGCCCCACATCTCCGTTGGTCAAATGGGATATGGCGGAATCCACGTCCTCTTTTGTAATGAGAACGCTCATGCCCGTCCTATTGATTTCACTAACTGAGCCAGCCACGTGCATTCCAATAATCTTGTTTGTCCAGGGAGATAAACTAACTAAAGGTCGTCCACAATCTCCCGGTTCGGCCTCAGCACTGTAAACCCAGGCTTCATCGATAGTGATAATCTCGTCGTCATTCTTGTAGCTCTTGGAATAATGTCTGTTGGCAGTTGAATACACGGTTCCAGATTTCAATTGGATGCGGATGTGAACAGAGGATACCCCACTCATTTCCTTGGCTGACACGAACTTGTCTGTTTGCTTCTTGAAGCTGGGGATGTTAAGCCCATTAATCACAATAAATGTAGCATCAGCTTCGACCAAGGAAGTGCATTTCTTCTCACAAAGGAAAACCGGAAATATTTTCCCATTGTATTGCAAATTGGCGTTCTCATTTTGTGTTTTGAGATCTTCCCGAGCGATCTTTTGGAAGATTTCTTTGGCCCCGTGGGTGTATGTCAGGACAACGTTCTTCATAATTGGTATGCAATTAATTGTTAAATCACCCACGCTAAGAGTGCAAGTCTGAATGGCCAGAGCGGCTTGGCTAGTAAAAGAAGAAACTCCATTAATAAAAGTTCTTGCACCTCCTCTGTTGTGAGGCATGGAGAGACGTGGATTTTTAACTGCACTGTGTGAACCAAACACAATTTCAGCAGGTGGCGTTTGTTTTGTTGCTGCGCGATACAGAACCTCGATCATATACATGCCAGCGGTGATCAACGAGATGACAGTCACCATTTCAGTCAATTTGGCAAATCCTTTTCCAACGCCCTTGGCAAGATTCTCAGTGACAAAATCAGGGAAGGAAACAATATGTTCCCAGACCTTCGAACCCCATTTCTTCAGCTTTTCAGTAATCCACATCACGTAAGTCTTGTAATTATTTTCCACAGGTACATCAGCTTCATGTATGGCAAGTGTCAAATTATCAATCGAATGAAGCGACTCGTCATCATCTGGTGTTTCGTACTGGTCTGATTCGGTGGGTGTCCGGGTTCGAACCCTTTGAGAAAGGGCGGCGTTTTGAACCAAGAGGGCATTGTCATCTTTAATTTGTTCCATTTCAAGTACCAATCTCTGATTTGCCTTTAGGATGATGTTCACTCGTTCCTCCAGTACCCTCCTGTCTCGTTGGGTCTCAGCTAGCCTCCTGCGTAGCGCATCTGTTTCATCAACGGGATCGTCTTCCCCTGTCGAAATGGGTTCCCACTGCTCACGTTCTTCATCCGATTGATCGTTTTGTAGATAAAGAGGAGTGATCAGACTTTCCATTGGGCTAGGGGGTGGCTCTGGAACTTGGTGATCTTCAAGTTCATATGATTGAGGTTCTTCTTGGATTGAAGCTTCAGTTTGTTGTTGACCTTCGTCCTGGAATCCGATGTCACGCACTGGATTATTGACACCAGCTGGCACACTCCCATTAATATCGTTCAAGCGGGGCGGGTCAACTTCGTCAACATGTAGTACTGGTTCACGGATAGAGTCCAGCATAGTCCTATTACCAAGTTCAATTATATCCACAGTTGGTGCTTCTTCTTCAATCAATTTTGCTTGGTCGATAACTTGTTGGAAATCCTCAGGAGCCAAAAGGTGAGTTGTTTGCATCAGCTCTTCAACTTTGATTTGAGCTTGTTGTCTCGACAATAAACGTTGTTCATTCTCTCTTCTCAACTGTTGCTTCAACTCTTCCATCTTCTTCTCACATTCGCGTTCAATATTTCCATTTTTCTTTTCATCCTTGAGTTGTTGTTTCAAAATTACTCCAGGTGGTCTTTCATTCAAAATCTTATTAGTAACTGGATGACGTCGTTTATAAGGTGCTGGATGTTGTTGTGATGGTCCTGGTTGATTTTGATAGGCCGGTTGGACTGAGATCTTCTTGGGTTCGAATTCAACTTTATTCCACCGACGGGACCTATGAGGCTTCGAAGACTGGACAATAATATATCCATCATCGTCATTGATTGGGTCTTGTGTTGGTTTCACGTCCCCATGAGAAACCATTTCCTGCTGCAAGAAATATGGATCAGTGGCTTCTTTAAGCAATTCTTCCGAAAGAGTTGTTACTTCAGAATTCAAACTAACAGGCTTCATTTTCCCTCCTTTTGCGAGAACAGTTAAAGCGTCAGTCCACCCCATTGTTCCTTGAGGCATCTGAGCAAACTCGCGCATGGCCTGTTCATAAGCATATCTTCCGGTTCTTGTGACTTGTTTGTCAATGTTGAAAGTGCCTGTCAATGTTTTTGAATCTTGCAATTTCAATTTCTTCTTAGCTTTAACGAAGTCAACCATAGCTTGGTAAGAAAGCAGCTTGATATCATCTCGACAAATCTTCCAGGTTGTTTGATTACCAACAACAGATGATTCAATTCCGACATTTTGATTCCTGAATTTATTCATGATCAAAAACTCATAGTGGTCGAGTCTGTTGAAAGCTTCCGGGTCCTCCTTATGAATTTCTCCCATCGTCTTTGGGACTTTGTGTCCTTCAACAACTTTATAATGTTGTTTTTTAAGCAACATCAGAACGACCACATCTCGACGACGATCCATGGCGTCAAGATCAACTTCTGGAGGATTGCAATAGGGGTGGTTGTTGATGGTCATGACAACTTCAGGATGAACTGAAGTCCCTTTAGATTCGACAGCAGCCATTGATGGTTTGAAAGGGGCAGCTGACACCAAAGACAAATATTCAAGGGCGGAGCAATTGTCAGGTTCATTCACAATAAGAAACTCATCCCATAAAACAACTTTCTGATTGGTATAGTTCGTCCAAAATTTGTCAGAATTGGATTTCGAAAAGATCTCAGTAGTCTTGTAACCTCCTATATCCCTCATGAACCTTCCAGAAATCAAGGATTTTCCAATTCCAGGCGCAGCACAAAGATGTATACAAAAAGGTTCAGCCCTCATGCTTCCTTCAACCCGATTGGCAGTATGTTTCTTATAAGCGGTCATCAGCTGAGCAAACAATTGAATCATGTGAGTCTTAACGCTTAGATCTTGCATGTTTTCCAACAGGGCAGAGCCTTCCTTGATCAGTTCTCTTAAAATAACAATCAATTCATCATCTCCAAGGAGGTCATTTTGTTCACTAATGGATAGAGCAGGAATGACTTTGTTTTTCCAGACAGTGTATTGGTAAACGGCTTTCGAATTTTCAGACCCATATCTCATAATCAAGGACGTTTGGAATGTGACTGGCAACAATGTAAAAATCAGATCAACCCCCTTCGACATAACAGTTCCCGCAGCAAACAACGTGACTAAATAAGAAGCCACATTTTTCAAGAAAGCCAACTTGGGGAGATCTTTTCGCGCTTTCCATCCGAACACAGCTCCGACCACGACAACGAGAGCTGTCACCAAGTCCATGGGACCATGTTTCTCAAAAGCATTGGGAGAGCAGTTTGCAGACAATTCAAGTTTATCTCCTTTAAAGATCTTATAAAAGAAGCCTAGAACGTTCCCAATTGATAGAGCGGCCATTTTGCACAAAGCCAAACCCAGTGCAAAAACGACAATGGTTTTCAAAATCTTGGCCATTACGTGAAAGGCCGGGGCTACATAGGTCTTAACGAGAATGGAATTCAAAATTGTATCATAGATGGTCTTGAAAGTATCTTTAAACCATGATCCGACCGATCCCAAAAACCCAAGATGTTCTTGGAACCACGAGAAAACCTTTTCAAAAGATCCAGCGACAAAATCAGTAATTGATGTAAAAGCAGAAACAACTCCGTCCATGGCTTTCCAAGCAAAATTGAGAATAGAAGCTGATATTGAAGCTCCCATGTCCATAATATCATTTCCAAGGTGTTGTGCTTTGTATTGATTGCAAAAACTTTCCAAAACAACATTGCCATTACAGGAGAAAGCCTTTCTCACAATCAAACTTTGTTCAATGAAAAGTCGGTCAAAACGATAATTAATGAATTCGGTGTCTTGCATCTTCAAGAGATAAATCACATAAGGATGTTTTTTCCAGGAAATGTTTGCGTTTGTAATTTCTCTTTTGGTCATAGAGAGGCATTCAATAGTCTTGAACAGATGGACCTGTTCAACTGTGCGTTTCAGATTCCAATAAAAACAAAAATCAATCTCAAAATCCGGTGAAAATCTATGAGTCCAATCGGGCATGGAAAACAATTTGCAATTTCTGTGATTAACGACAACACAGTCTACAGACTCACAAGAATGACGAGAACACCACTGTTGACTGTGAATTGGAATAAGACCTGTCCATCTTACATTAGCATGAAAAGCAGCCCGATCGTCAGGGCGGATCATATCAGCTATGTAATCCATGTGTCGTATTATAGTGGCAGAATCAGAAATTTCATGGTTGACAAGCAAAGAAGGTTCTAGGTCAAGTTCAGTGCCGAGAGTCATATGTTTCGTGGAAAACATAGGTTTCTTCATTTTGACAGTAGCTTCAGGGAGGGGGCTCTGAGCACTAGAGCGAGGTTTGGCAACTGGGCCGGGGGGGGTATAAAATTGGGGAGAAAAGGGGTTTGTCTCGTGTAGTCTAGGGGAGCATAGACAAATACACGGCGAAGAATTTCTCGCACATTGTGCGGCGCAGTTACAGCCAGAAGAGGCAGCGAAGTTTTGACAGCTAAAAGAGGTGTCTTGC